TTCGTATCTTCCCATCCATAGGGAATCAAAGGCTGGATTTCTTGTTCAGGTTCTTTTTTTTCTTCAGGCCACGATCTTACGGGTTCCTGTATTGTTTGAGGAATTGGATTCATATGTTCCTTATAAAAAATGCTTGTGCCACCATTGCTCAGGGCTCCACTCTTTTAAACTGCATAGTAGTGCCCGAAGTTGAAAAACGGGGTCTTTCTTTGCCTTTTTGCTTAAGCGCTGCTTCGTAGTCAGCTTGTTCATTCTGCTTGGATTCATATACCTCGAAGAACTCCTTTAATAATTCATTGAATCTTCTTCTCTTGCCTACATCAATTTCGCGTATCTTCTTTTTCGCTCGCTCAAGTATATGATCTAACTTCAGCTTGTAGCACTCAAGAGTTCCCCATAGAAGTAAATACTTACTGAAGTATAGTTTGATCTTCGGAGGTATTAAAACTATTGTTTTTACCATTTAAAATCCAAAATCTCCTATCATGTCTCGAACTACCCTTTCCGTTCCTTGAAAAACTTGGTCGCATTTTTTACATGTGATAGAGCAATTAATTCTACCATTTTTAGGATAACAACATACGGACATATTCATGTACTTACTTGTATGAGGGCAAGCCTCTTTTACTTTTTTTGCAGCGTCCGCCGCGACAAGATTCCAAAAAGTTGAGTCGAAGTTGTTAATATAAAAAGGCGTTGTTAAAACTCTATTGTGATAGGTCATTCTGGCATCCTTAAAAAAATGGTTATTAAAACGGCTGTACCACAAATTGCCATGACGCAATATCTAATATCTTCACCTGTCATAATATCCAACATTATGTCTCGTAATTTAAATTAATCACTTTAAAGCTAATTATTCTGTCTGCACGGTCATGATGCTGCGCTCGAACCACAACACCTTCCATCTCATGTCCGTTTTCGTATTGACCCTCTCCCATTGTGGAAACTTTTTCCTTGTCGAAGCTGTCGCCTAGCTCTATGATATTCACCATTGGGAATTTGATATGATCGCAAAACGAAACAAATTCCTTCATATTCAGATACCGATGCTCTGGGATGGAGAATACGCTAAATGCTCTTCCATCAACCTCAGAAAAGCCCATTGGATTCTTCTGAATGTTAGGACCAACGGTTTCCCATTGAATAGCGTATCCATCTGGAAGCTTTTCCTTAAGTGCGTACTTTTCTGCCACCTTCCAGAATCCATTATCGGAATTCTCTTCCAGTTCCCAGTTTCTGCTGCACACACCGAAGTTGCCTTTGTATCGAAAGGCTGTCGTCGAGGAACCATCCGCCTTTTCCGTAACGTAGTATGGCAATCCATGAAGTGAATCAACCAAGTCCGGATTGCTCTGGTAATTTGGTTCATCCGTTTTAGGAACAAATCCTGGAAATGGACCTTTAGCTTTTCCTTGCATGTTCGCAGGAACCGGCTTGCAGTATTTCGTAACATTGAAATGCTCAGTCAAGTCTGTCCCGACTTCTGGAAAGTAGTGAACAGGAGCCTTTGTTATGAGAACTTCACTAGGAGCGCCACGGAATTTGCACATCCGGACGCGCCATTTACTCCTTTCCATGAACTTCATTTCATCGTTCGGAGGTATCTGAGCATCTGGTAAATAAACAATACAAATATCGCCCAAGCGGAACTGATTTTTTTGAACCACTCCTCTCCATCGTCCACCCCTACCGCAAACAACAGTAGCAGAAGAGATGAAGTCAGCATTAAGAATATCGCCAAGTTCAACGATTTTTCCGACATACACCAATCCTTCACTCATTGTTTAATACTCCTAACTGCCTAAGCATGAACAAGTTAATAAGGTTTTCACTTCCTCCCTGTTGTCCGCTAATGATAAATTGAGGCACGTTAATCTTGGCAAGCCGCTCGGCAACACCAATGGCTTTATCCCGCTCAATCTCTGCAAGAACTCTATCTCTCTCAGATAGCGCACCCGCGAGTTTCAATGACTTCTCTTTTGCCGAGGCAAGAATCATTTGAGCTTCGGCTTCTTCTGTTGCCCGAAGCTTAGCGAGTCTAGCCACTTCAAGCTGCTGGCTGGCCAAAGTCTCAGCTTCTTGTTTAGCCATCTGTGCCACGCAGACTTTTCTTGCTGCGTTAGTCTCTGCCACCTCTTTTTCCTTCTGAGCGTTGATAACCTCTTTAGCTTTTTCTCGAAGTGCAAGAGATTCAGTTTCTGCCTTCTCTCTCCTTCCTCTCTCTTCAACCATGAGACGTTCTTGGACTTCCTTTTCCCGTTGAGCCTTGGACCCTTCAGCCGCAAGGAAAGCCTCTTTCTTCTGTGCAAACTGTCTCTGTGTTTGGTCGTCATAAACAACATCCGTGATTGAAAACTGAGTTATAATTAGCCCAAAATCCGTGAGCGGGCTGGGACGGCATATCTTCTGTGTGCTAGAGTCATCTTCGTAAACCACCTCGGTCGCATAAACTGTTATTGGCTTGCCTTTGTCATCGAACTGATCTTGTAGCGTGCGACTAACTCGACGCATCTCGAAAAGCCCTCGCTGGAGTTGGTCTTGAACTAGCGAAGTGAACTCCCCTCTTCTTGCCGATTGGTGTTCCGAAGCGCTCATGACCGGACCGCTGCTTTTCATTGCATCTGAAAGGTGTGCCCAAACTGCCGCCTCTACCGCTTCTTCGTTTCCGCCGAAAAGCTGGTGAAACTTGCGCTTTCCATCAATTGTTGGAGGTGAAGCGAACCGCACCATAGCATTCATGGTTGCCGAACCGCCGTCATTGAAAACGACTTTGAAAGCGTAATCCCTGTCGTATTCAACCTGCCAGTTCCTTGGATATGTCCAGTAAGAAGTTCCGACCTTGAAGTACCATCCTGCCGTGTCAATAACCTTCACGTTTCCCCAAGGATATTGAATAACTAGCCAACTTTGATCTGTATTGTTACCAATGAACATTAAAGAAACAATAAAGCTAAAAATCAAACCGCATGTTAAAAGTATTTTGTTTCTATGTTTAACAAAGTCGAATTCGATGTCATCCATTAGCAGCCACCACCACTAACAAAAATCCCGCTTGTATAAACTCCCGCTACAATACCTTTCTTCTCAATCTTCAATACTTTGTTGAGCTCTTCTTGTGCTCTTTCGCAAAGAACGTTACCCCACTTATCCGACAGCACGCACAATCTAACTCTGGCTTGTTCAATCTCATGCGCTATCCTCTGCTTAGCAAAATCACTAAGTTGACTAATCTGGGCTTCAAAACTAGCCTTCAAATCTTCAAGAATTTTCTTGTCTTGAATATCCGCATCTCTCACATCAATTTCTATCTTCATACAATCTCCACATGGTTAATGATTCTTTTTGACAAACTACCGTTAAAGCCAGACTTTGCAAAAACTTGGGAAAATTTTCAAGAAATTATTTGACAAATGTGAAAAAAACTCAAGCCAGGGGTAAGAAAATGCGTTTTCCATCGAAAAACTTGTCTGAAACGGCATTAATATCGTCGATTTTCACAACATATGCCTTATTTTTGCGTTTTGAAGGTATCTGTCCAGAAACCACTAAGTAATATAATGCGTTGTAGCTATATTCAAGAAGTCTTGCTGCCCTTGCGATTGAAATGGTTCCCTTTTTCATATCAAAAACCTTGTCACCATTATGTTTGGAGTACTTTCTGTCATACTTGCTCTGAATGTATTTGTCCAAGTCCTCCGGATGTATCTCCCAGTGCCCGCTTTCATAGTTTGCTTTGAGCTTCTCGGAAATAATTGCCGCATGAACGGCTTGTCTGGTCAAATTCAGCTTTTTTGCAGCGGAATGTATTGTGAGTGTTTCTGGCATAATATGCTCCTTTGAGAGCTAGAATACGCAAGAAGCTCAATAAAATAAACGAAAACTTGCAAAAACTTTCTTGAAACTGCTATAGTGCACCAGAAAAGGAGAAAAAATGGAAAAAATACTTATCACAGTAATCCCTCTACTCTGTATGTGGGTAGCATATCTTGCGGTTCGAATCAATGACGTGCAAAATGAGCTAAACGCACAGGCACAGATCAACCAAACGGTGATGCGAATGCTTCTCGATCAACAAGCATTCGCAAAAGAACTAAACGAACTGTCTAAGAGTGCCCTCAAATCAAGAAATTCCATCGTAGCTATGTTGGAAAAGTACCGTGAGATTACGAATCAAGAAGAAGGCACAGTTCTCCTTACGTCTTCAGAAAAAACTTGAAGCTTTTCTGAAGAAAACACTCAGAGAGATATCTGCCTAGCGACAAGTGAGCTGCGCGAACGGTCGCGTCTGATGCATCTTGCTTTACATCTCTCTTCGCTAAATTATACTGTTGTAGGGGTGTTATGTCAAGAAAATTCTTTAATTCCTTAATATTGCATGAAAATAATTTTCTCGATGGGTTCCGTGCAATGTAAACCCGCTTTACATAGGGATTAGTGTTCCACTCATGGTGCTTCACAAACCTTTGTGTATTAGGTACTTACGTATCTGTGCTGTGCGGATTTGTCTAAGGAGTTAAGCTCTGGTTAGGAAAAATTAAGTCCTGGTTTTGGAAAAATTTTCAGCATGGTCGGAACATAGGTATCACTACCCTGCATGGGGGCCATGGGGGTAATGATCCTAAACAATTTCAAGTTATTAATTGTGATTACAAGTGTAGTAGATGATGCATCGCAAGACGTTCAAACATGGTATTCATAATTGATATTATGTTGATTGTGCCTCTACACTATCACTAGGAGCCTTTGTGCTTGCATAGCTTACAACATTGACCGCAACTTGTCCTTTATGTTCAGCTTCAACTTGCACTCTATCAGACCATTTGTACCTATGAGCCATGTTATAAAACCAGCTTCTTGAGTTACCTAAGCAAGACCCATTACTTTGTCTGTAACCAATTTGCTCCCATGCTTCTTTACCATCCCGCATAGCTTGCTCTAATTCTTCCTGAACGAACTCATTGGGATATAGTTTTATGTAAGTCCTAATTGAATTTTCACTCAACGCACTAAAGCAATCAAGAGAGAAACCTTTCGAAATATGTTGGCACAATTCTTTGAAGATCTGTTTTCTATAATTTGAGTCTTTCTCTAATTTTTCCATCCGTTCTTTAACTGATAGCTTCTTTCCTTTCATGTTACATAGCCTTTGTTGTAAGTTGTTGATACACTTTCCCTTACACTAGCCAAAACACCCATTTAATGCAATACACACAAAAACAGTAGACAGAAATCTAGCTAGCATGTTATTGTTAATCACAAGCACGAACGATACAAAGTCGTAAGTGTGTAACAAGAGCAAATTCAATCTGTCTCCCTGATAGCCAAGTAACACTGGCCAGGTTGTAGCGTTTGAATGTAAGCAAACAATAAGAATAGGCGAAAACACATGAGATACACAAAGAAAGAAGTGCAAGGAATGTTTAAGCGATTACTCAAGGCTTATGACAAGCAAGCGCATCCAATACTTGTAAATGATAATGCAGACGGTGTTGACCATTTACCAGGTGGTTGGGTGTTAGATTACAGCTCAATATATGGCGGATATGTCATTGAAGAAATAGGCGAAATGGGATCTGTTAGCCATCCATTTGGTGCAGTAAGAAGAACCTCTGCCGAAATGTTTTTGAGTATGCATATGGCAGCGCAAGTCCTAGAAAACTTGAAATATGAGGCGCAAAAATGATTAGTAACCATTACAATACCCAAACAGGCATGCACAGTGACACTTATTTCACTGGTAAGCTGTATCCTAAGTTAAACGCCTACCTGAAACTAAAGGATGACGACTTTGTTTACATATGCAGCTCATGCCAATTTAAAACACAGAGAAGATTTAAGCGATCTTTGATGGAGCAATACACCTTCGCGGAAGGATCACAAATTATAACAGAAAAGGAGAAACAATGAATAAAGAGTCAACGACACAAGACTTAACAGAATTTGGCTACAAAGGTAGAAACAAATTGATAGAATTATTGAAAGCATGGCAGGAACAAGGCTTGCCAAGTGGTTTTATACCTGAAAACGTTAGTCCGATGATGAACCATATAAGCGGGCACGTGTTCTTAATAAATGAGGACTTTCAATGCGCAATGATGAACGGTGATATGCTTGAGCAGTGGTACTATTGTGGCAACTGTGGCCATGAAGGTTTTGAGCCTGATTGCAGGATAAGAGGCGAAACATGCAATAAGTGTGAGGTGGAAGAATGAAGCCTATTAGATTACTTAAGTGTTGTTGCTGTGGCCAACTTGCAAAAGGCAGGCAATGGCACAATAGAGACAAAGGCTATGGACTTTGCAACAGATGCGCGGAGGTTATAAGCAAAAACACTTCGTGTGAAGACATGCAATCTTGTTACGGCAAGCAAGGCATTCATTATTTAATTGAAGAAGGAACAAGTGCTCCTTCTTCGACCTAAACGAAATGGGCGTTAACGGCGCCCTATAAAACCAAGGTAGTTTGATTATATGGAAAACCAAAAACAAATGCAACTTGAAAATGAAATGGCTCTTTTAGCAAGATTCAAGGAAGAAAACCGCAAAGGCGTTATGGCAGAAATGCTACTTGATAGAATGCAAAGAGAGATAAACAAATTACAGAGAGAAATTTATGAGAAACCGAAAAATAGGCACACAGTCAATGAATTTGAAAATACCGGCGGACTTATACGCAATGTTTTCGAAACTTTGTATAGATCATGGGGTTACCAAAACTTACGCTATAGTAAAATACTTAGAATATTTAAATGCACACCATCAAAAACAAAGGAATCTTTTTAATGAAAAAACAATTAATGATTTTAACTTGGATGAAAGAGACACTCAATAGCTATTGTGCAGAGATAGCTTTAAGCAAAAGTCATTTAACCGTTGAGTACTACAGGAAAGATTTAGAAATGTTCTTTGACTTCCTGTGTGAAAGAAATATTAAAAGACTTTCTACCCTAAAACCCTTGCATATAGTAGAATATTTAGGTAAATGTAACCAAAATGGCAAGAGCGATTCAACAATCAACCGGTATTTCATGTCGATACGATCATTTTGCCGGTTTTTAAGGAGAAATAAGTTTATGGACCAAGACATTTCCCAAGATATTCACTCACCAACAAGAAGGATGCCGGCGCCACGAATTCCAACGCTTGAAGAGATTAATTTACTGCTTGAGCAACCAGATATTACAACAGAATCAGGAATGAGAGATAGAGCAATCCTTGAGTTGCTTTATTCCAGCGGATTAAGAGCAACGGAGCTATGCGACTTGCAAATAAATCATTTCACGGAAGATAGTATCCTTGTTTCTTGCGGTAAGCGAGGGAAAACAAGGACTGTACCTATCACGGAAGAAGCGTATTTTTGGATAAACAAATACATTCAGGATTATAGGGGCAAAAGCAAAGGGCCTCTATTTACTACAATCAATAACTCGCCCGTTAGAAGACAGTTTTTGTTTAAGATGGTAACAGGATATGCGCAAAAGGCGAAGTTGGATGACGTTACAACGCACACGCTAAGACATGCTTGCGCTACACATTTGCTTGATTCGGGAGCAGATTTAAGACTGATTCAAGAGGTATTAGGGCATAGCTCTATTGCAAGCACACAGAGGTATACACATTTAAGCAGTAACAAGATGCAAGAAATGTTTCATAACTTTCACCCTAGAAAGGGACACAAAGAAGAAGAGGTATTAGTATGACTGAATTGATTATAGAATTATTTAAAGAAGTAAATATTATACAATTGTTTGCCATCGGAGTTATGATATGGTTTTTCTATAACAGGCTTGAGGAGAAAATCAAAGAAGTTAAAATTGAATTAAAGGAATTAACGCAAAAAGTAGATGAAATAGACAAACGTTTATGCAAAATTGAAGGAAGCCTTGCAACAAGTGGCCATTGTTTGTTTAATCAATGCCATAATGAAAAGAAGGCATTATAATATGGCACAAACAATACTTAAATATATGGTTGTGGCATTTCTAATGTTAATTATACAGTATATAATAGATTATTAATTATTTTCAAAAGGTTCAATAATTAGATTTTTTTCAATATCGTCCAAAATAAAAGGATATTGATAATTGAAATTTCCTTCACCAAGTTGGCGGATAAAAATAATTGTCTTGCCAACTTTTTCTTTTGTCAAAGTTTTGGTTCGTAAAAAGCAAACTACTCTTGACTCTGGCGTATAAACAATATCAGTGAGTACAGCGTTGAGATAGTCGTCAAAATATTGTGGTTCAGGCTTCCTCATATGCGCATGACCATGCATCGGCTTACGTTTTATTTCTGGCAAAGAGAGCGGAGCAGGTATAACGTAATGCACACACATAAAAAGAGGGCCATCATAAAGGGGCGCATCACCGAATTGCTTCTTTACAAGCGTCTTGGTGTGCTTCAAGCCCCGTGTCATTGGCTGGTAAAAGCCCTTGGTCTGTAGGCTTATCTTTGCCTTTGTTTGAGGAGTGAACGGAATCAATATTTTGCAATACGACATAATTAGCCCATGACATAAATTTAAAAACAGTTCTTGGATTGCTACTATAGTACTTCTCTGCATCCAGCTTAACTACCTGCCGATATGAGTTAAAAAGGACTAAATGAAGCATTTCTTGAAACGAAAGGAGATAGTCGCAAAGTTCATGGGATTGAGCTGCCGGCACAGACTCTTTATTCAATTCGCGTTTACTGATTTTCACATTAGACGGAGGCGTTACAAAGAACTTTACAACTATCACGACCGGAGTAGTGGTTTTCATGTAGGACAGAAAAAAACATTTAAGGATCGATTTAAATTTCATGTTCCGAAAATATTGTAATGTGTAAGAACGGCGCGCCAAATTAACCTTAATGCTATAAATATTAGGTTCACCGGGCAAGACAAGTTCGGCTTCTATGCCTTCCCGGTTGAAAGTTTGGCTGCGCTGAATAATCTGCTTAAGGCTCATCGTCTATTTCTTCAATGGTTTCAAGGATTTCATCGGATATAGTTAATGCAACCTTCATAAACTGATCGTAGAGCTGGTTCTTTGCTTCATTTTCTGAAACTTCAACAACATGTTGAACAAGCTCAAGCCAGGTTTTAAAACGGCAGTCCTTCCCGATTAGTGGGTGCTTCACCTTGAAAACTGTTCTTTTTCGCATAGGAGGGAGGGTTTTTTTCATAATCTTCTTCCGATTGTTTTAATAATTTAATTACAGATTCTTTTAATTGTTCTTGGTAATCTTTATTCATATAGCTTACTAAAGGAATGTAATCTTGATTACCTTCCCTGTCTTTAATTTCTTTTTGAGGGAAGTTAAACCATCTCTGATTGTCCTTAACGAAATAACGGCATTCAAGGATTTTTTGCCCTTCGGGATAGATACAAAGGCTAAAAGTAGCCTTCAAAGAGTTTTTGTTGATTACTCTAAAATTGCCGACTTCAACCTCTTGGGGGCCGGCTCCAACTTTTTCTTTCATAATGTTTTAAGCTCCTGTTCAATTGATTTAATTTCTTGGTTAACGTTATTGAGAAGGACGACTCCAATGTCATCTATATTTTTTGACGTGACATATTCATCATCTTTGGTTAAAGCACAAACACAAACACTAACTAAAGAAGCAAGGTTAATTAACCTATCTCTTAGTCGCGTGATTTCAGCGTTTTTTTTCATGTCTATGCGAAGTTTGTGAGTAACCTTGGCAACTTCTTCTTCGCCAGAAGTTTCCCAGTCTTCGTCGTCATCTTCCCATTCGCGAGAAGGTGACCCGTCGCTATAAATCTTATTTCTCATCTAACGCTCCTTAGTTCTTCGTAGCCATCCCACAAAGGAGCATAGAAGAGATACGTGTTCCCTTCAGTGCCGAACATGCGGTTTTTGGCGATTCTTACTTTAACTTTGTTTGGGTCTGCTTGATTATCCGTGCGTGCGCAGCGATGCAAGATAATGATATTGTCGGCATATTGCTTTATAGAAGATGACCCTTTAAGGGAATGCATTCCTATTTCTTCACTGCCTGTAGAGGATTGCCGCGGGTGGCAGATAAGCAAGAAATGCATGCCAAGAGCAAAAGCCATTTCATGAAGGCGCTTAACGGTTTCGTCGATAAGCTCATACATTTTGTCGCTCTTTCCTTTAACAAGATAATCAAGGTGATCGAGCATGACGATTTCTACTCCAAGCTCTTTAGCCTTAATGAGTTGAGCTGCAAGTGAATTGATGTCTGTTCCGATTGTCTTTGGATTAATATAGACTCGGTATCGGGAGGCCCATTCGTCGAACTGCTCATTTTCATGGGCGTTGAAATTACAAACTTTCATTGGACGGCGCAAGATGATTGAAGCAAGCTTTCTCATAGTGACTTCTGGCTTCATCTCCCAAGAGTTGATCCAGACAGGAATGCCTTGCATGGCACAGTTAACCATTAAGTGAGTAGCAAAGGTTGTTTTCCCGCATCCTGTATCGGCAGTAATGATGGTAAGCTCGCCTTTACGCAAACCTTGAAGGTAATAATCGATGCATTTCCAGCCTGTGGAGTAGCCTTTCTCGATTTCATTACGGAACTCTTTGGGTAACTGAATCAGAGGCGTAAGACAATCTGGATGTGGTGCAGTAGGCACACCAAATTGTAAAAACGCCTCTAATTCGTCTTCTGGTTGAATGTTAGAAGGTGCTCCCGATTCTTCCATAGTCCTTTCAAGTACTCGTTGAGGTGAGGACGTAGAGGGGTATCAAGCTCGACTTCTGGATCGATATCTTCAAGCGAATTGGTTGTAGGTGTATAGAGTCGCCCTAGCCAATTCATAATGAAGTTTATACTTCCAGTTCGCATCTTTCCCCTAGGAGAAGAAAGCCACAAAGCCATACGCTTGAGTTCTGTCTCTACGTTAACGCCCCTATAAGCATCTTTGAGGTGCTTCATTTTTTCTGGTGTAAGTCCCACAAAACAATGTTTTTCGCGGTCAAAGTATATAGACATGCCCCTGCTACGTGTCACAGTTTTAGTCACTTATGTTTTTTCTAGGGAAAATTACGCACTTCTGGTAGTGTAGAATTGTAAGATACCACACAAAGAAGTTGACGCTTCTTTACCGAAAGTTCGTATATCCCTAAGGGAACCTCTAAAAAAGGTTCCCTTTTGCCTTCATACCGTAAACTTTTGATTAATTCCAATCAATATTTTATTTTAAGACGCTTTGAAACGTGTGAACGACTTCTTCTGAAAGCTTCACGCAATCTCTCATTGTCAGTGTAAACGTACTCTAAGGCGTTTCTGATCAGCTCCTGAACGCTAACAGTTCTTCCGGAGTGCAGGGACTCTAAAGCTGCTAGGTCATGCAGTGTATTAAGCATGTCTCTTTCAATTTTGCAAGAGACAACTAAGGCGTCGTTAAGGAAATTCCTCCTAGCCATTATTCCTCCAAATAGAAAATGAAAATTAAACTTTACGCATTATCTTGACAAGAACCAATTTAAAAGTTATGAACCAGATTTTCAAGAAAGATTTTGACAAGCTTATGAAAGCACCTAGAGTTACAGAGATACTTAGATACTTTTCAGGATTCCAATATGTACCTAAGAATATTTTGGAAAAAGCCGCAGCCAGGGGCAGTTCTGTCCATGCAATTTGTGCCGGAATCGCAAAAGGAGCATGGGTTCCGGATGGAATGGTGCCTCAAGAACTAAAAGGATACGTTGATTCTTTTAGAAAGTGGGCCGATGAAGAAGTTGCTGAGTTTATGATTATCGAGAAAAGATATCAAGACGAAGAGAGGAATTTTTCCGGACAACTCGACTTTGTTGTAAAGAGTAAGGCTGGCCAAGATTGGCTTGTTGACTTGAAGACTAGCGCTGCCCCGCAAAAGACTTATCCGGTTCAAATGGCAGCCTATCAGTACTTACTAAAGAATCATGGTGTTTACGTCAAGGGCGCCCAATTAGTGTATCTCGACAGAGAGGGCGACACTCCCAAAGTGCATAGGTTAGAAGACATGTCTGAAGAGACAAGAATCTTTTTGTGCGCCCTTGACTGTTGGCACTTTTTTAACAAAGGAAAAAGGAATGTCCGCAGAAATACAAGAAAATCCTGAAACAAAGCCTATTTGGACTTGGAACATTTATCAGAAGATCATTGGAATCATGTCCGAGCTTCACTACATCCGCAAAGGGGACAAAACGGTTAATGGCCAATATCGATTCGTGAGCCATGATGACGTGGTAGCAAAGGTTCAGAAGATGCTAGTGAAGTTTCGGGTGACTACAGTTCCAAACACCGTAGAAACAATTCAGGATGGCAACTGCACTAGAGTGAAGCTGAATGTGACATTCGTTAATGCCGATAACCCTAAGGAAATGTTTACGACTCAGTTTCCAGGCTATGGAATTGACGGAGGGGGAACGAATCGAGACGGCAAGCCAATACCGGTGGGTGACAAGGGCCCGGGAAAAGCAATCTCTTATGCCTATAAATACGCGCTTTTAAAGCAATTTAACCTTGAGACAGGGGAAGATCCGGATTTCAATGCAGACGCGGCTTATGAGCCTCCAAAATGCGAGGAATTCGAAGGAATGCTTCCAGGAGATATGACAGAAAAAGATAGAGCCAAACTGAAGAAGTTCCTGGAATATAGCTCGACGGTGCTGCAAAAGCACGTTGAAGACGTAAAGAGAGAAGCTCTTAAAAGGCCCGAGGACTTCTTAAAACGATTTTCACAATGGGCTCCTAACAACAAACAAAAGGAAAATTAATGAGTAAATTATTTTTGATGATCTTTGCTGCAATGGTAGCAGTAGGATGCGTTCAGAATATCTCACAGGTGCATACAGAGGGAGAGGCTACGGATGTGGTTGATGACACAACTTCCAATACTCCGAATGTCGATACAGATCTAAATTTGCCTATTCCAAACGTCCCTAATCTTCTTAAGTAATCTTATTTTGAGGCATCTTGAATGGTGCCTCTTTTTTTTCTTTTGTTTTTTTTAAAAATCTGGAAGAATGCATGGAAAAGGAGTTCTTATGAAAAGACTTATCCTGTTTTCACTTTTCCTTCTAACATTTTCAAACTGTTATTCCGAAGAAGAAATTAGAAGTTTTACAAGCCATGTTGGCGGAAGATCGATCATAACCAGATACCGAATAGTTGATGGTCAATATGAATTAATTGAATCTAAAGAACTTACAAAAGAAATGTTAAAAAAAAATCAGCCTACGGAGCCGGGTTAATGGGCAAATTTCATCCCCCAACCTCCTTTGTTCCGTAGGCACTTTTAGACTGGATTCGTTTTTATGATGACCAACCTACAGAGCCAACGACACTCAACGGATTAGTTGCCCATGCGGGAGTTGTCATTCCAATTGAAATATAATCTCCAGCGGACAATGATATGCTTAGTCCACTATTACTAAAACTATTTGAAGAGGCATTTAATTTAAATGTTGTAGTCACGTTTGTGTTTGAAGTGTTATTAACTCTTACAAAAATAGTTATGTTTTCGTTGGAGCCTGCGGAAGATAAACCAAATGTCCCATATACTTTCGTTAAAGTACAACTAAAAGGAATATAAAACTGCACATTTTTTGCTGTGGCAGCAGTATTAGTTATTAGCGATACGGATTGAGCTAAATAATAAGTAGTTGAATCCGCTGGGTTCCCGGCAAAAGTATTAACAAATCCATTTATGGAATTACCAGTCGCCGGTGTGCTGGAACTCCAATTAGTTCCATCACTTGTTAGCACGTTTCCTGAAGTTCCGGCCGTGTCTGGATAGGTGGCTGTTGATGCTACCCAATTGGTTCCATCTGCGCGCATTATAGTTCCTGTACTTGTTGCTGTACTAGGATAAGTAGCTGTGCTAAAATTATTTGCTGTTCCAACGCCTTGTCCTTGTAGGACTTTCCCGCTTGCTGCTGTTGGTTCGTCGCACGAATTATTTGTTACCATGTTATCCTCTTATGTTGACCAAACCAAAGACAATGCTACTCCTGTAGGATTTGTCGTCCACCCAGGACCTGTAAAACCGATAGAAATAAAGTCTCCGGCAGCTAATGAAATGCTTAGCCCAGTGTTATTAAATGTATTTTCAGTTGCGGTTAATTGCAGTGTTGTAGTTATATTTGTGTTTGTAGTGTCGTTTTTCCTGATAAATACCGTGCAGTTTTGAGCAGACCCAAGAACAGTATTGACTCGTATTGCCCCATAAACTTTAGTTATAGTTATAGCTGTTGGAGCATAAAATCTTGTTTCTATCACAGCGGTTGTATTTGCTGTGAAAGCTCCTGACATATTACAATAATAGGTAGTTGAATCCGCTGGATTGCCAGTAGTTGTAGAAACCCATCCTTGGTATGATGCGCCTCCTGATGGTGCAGAAGAAACCCAGTTTGTCCCATCGCTTGTAAGAACGTTTCCATTTGTTCCCGCAGTGTCAGGGTAAGTAGCAGTTGAGGCTGTCCAATTAGTGCCATCTGCCCTAAGTATTTTCCCGGTTCCTGTAGCCGTTGAAGGATAAGTTGCGGTACTATAACTTGATGCAGTTCCAACACCTTGTCCTTGGACGAATTTCCCTGATGCTGCCGTAGCTTCATCGCAATTATTATTTGTTACCATATAATTTCCTTAGCTTGACCAACCGATAGCGACACCTACGTTAGTGGGATTCGTTGTAAGAATTGGAACAGATATTCCAAAAATATAATAATCCCCTGCGTTTATAGATAATCCAAAAGAAGATGTACTAACGTTTACTGTTGCAGATGTTAATTGTAATGTTGTTGTTATGTTAGTTGAAGAGCTGCCGTTTACATTTACAAAGAATGTTATGTTTTGAGCGCTTGCTAATGTTCCTGCTGTAATAAAAGAGGCGTAAATTTTATTTAAAGTGAAACTAGTTGTTGCATTATACCAAACAACACTATTTGTAATTCCTGTTGCTATTCCATTTTGAGCGAAATAATAACTTGTAAGGTCAGCTAAAGTATTTGTTCCGTTAGTGGCTAAAAATCCTTTAACTACTGATCCTCCGGAAGCAGCACTTGAAACCCAATTGGTTCCGTCAGACGTCAAAACGTTTGTACTACTTCCTGCTGTGTTAGGATAAGTTGCTGTAGTTGCCGACCAATTGGTGCCGTCGGCTCTAAGAATCTTTCCTGTACCTGTGGCTGTGCTTGGATATGTGGCTGTAGAAAAGCTAGAAGCTGTTCCAACACCTTGTCCCTGCATCACTTTTCCGGAAGCTCCCGTAGTCTGATTTTTACTATTATTTGTGGCCATTAGTTCACCGTCCAGTTTCCAATTGAACTAAATGCCATCCAAACAGCTCCAGTGCTGCGATACCTCAAAATAAGGGCATCTCCCCTTGCTGTACTTGTCAAATTTCCTGCTGTAGCAGTGACAGAGCTTCCTAGTCGGATAACTTGGCCTGTATTCGCAGTAACCGCAACGGCTCCCGTAGTATCCGCAGCTATCATCACTAGCTCTCCTTGAGACGGAGAAGCTGGCAAAGTGTAGGTTCCGGCAGCTGTAGCAAAATATCCATTATCTGAAGACATTGTTGTGGCTGTGGTATCTGTGAAAGAAGGACAATTAATTGTTAATGTGCTTCCACTTCCCGAAGTAGTGCATCCAGGGCCGCCGAGAATGTTCCAATTTCCTGCTGTTGGGCTTAAAGCGCCTCCAGAATCCCCTGTAATAGTTTGACCTAAAACGCTGCCATTTGCTGCAATACTTATGCTATTACTTCCATTAGTAATTGTTATACCTGTTCCAGCCGTCAAAGTGGCTGCTGCTGGAACTCCGGCTGTTGAGCCAATAATAACTTGGCCGTCCGTAGCTAATGCGGTAATAACTGGTATCCCAGTAGCACCAGTCGTCAATACGCCACTGTTTGCTGTAGCAAGACCACCAATTACATTTGCCGAAGATGAATATAGCAATTGATTGATTGTGGTAGTTGAAGGATAAGTTGCAGTAGAATAGGAAGGATCTGCCCCGGAATTATTTTGAAGGACGGCCCCGGTATTTGCTGTTGCTGCAATCTTGGTTATTGTGGAAGTGCCAGCACCGACAAGGACTGCGTGATTCGTCAGGCCTGTTAAGGCTGTGGTAACCGTTGCACCTGACCCAGTGGTTGTGATGCTTCCTGATCCAAGCACGTTAAGATTGTTGGCTGATGGTGTTGCACTTCCCGAGTCAGCTGTAAATGTTGTTGGAACTGTTGCTCCAGCTGATATCGTCGGATTGCCAGATATGCCATCTCCGTTTGAGACGCTAACTCCGCTTCCTGCCGTAATTGTCCTTGTAGTCCAAGTGCTAGCTGCCGTTCTTGTAGCTAAACCAGTTGTTGCTAGGTTTTCAACAGCAAGAAGATCATCTGCAAGAGCTAATGTTGGATTTCCTGATATACCATCACCATCTGAGACTGTAATTCCCGCCACAGGAGGAGTTAATGTTCTTCCCGTAAATGTGCCCGCGCCATCATATGAAGCTAGGCCTGAATTCTTTAAATTAATGACATTATTTGTTGCCACTTATACCTCATACTATTGTGTAATTTCCTGTTCCCGAAACAACCATCCAAGTGAGGTTGTCTTCACAACAAACCAACCAAACGACATCGCCTTGAAAAATAGATTGGAGATAGCCTGTAACTCCCGCTGTAGTAGAGGAAGTTCCTGCAATGATTTGTTGGCCGGCGCCTTGTGTTATTCGCCATTTATTACCCCCCAAATCAGCTACAGAAAATGTGTCTCCTACAGATGAGGCGTTTGGCAAAGTTATTTCTACAGTACTTCCATTGTCTACGAAGTATCCTGACTGATTTACCGCCATCTGATTTCCAGAAATTACGGACCAGGAAAAAAATGGGAATGCTGAACTAATTGTTAAAGTATTAGTGCCTGCACTTCCTGCTACACTAATAGCTCCGCCACCTATAACGTTGATGTTATTTGAGCCATCCGCTCCGACAGCTCCACCCGTGTCTCCTGTGATGGTAAGGATGCCAGTTCCTCCTCCTCCTGTTTCAGTAAGATCGAGCTTTCTAGTAAATGGATTGAATTTAAAAGGCATCGATCCTCCTATGAGTAGGTGTAGGTTGCTCTATCCGTCCAAGAGAACATATATTCACTTGAAGCATGAGCATTCGCATCTTGGGGCCATATAGATGAAACGAGGTTGTCATTAACGTCGTAAGTGTGCTTCGATATCTGCCAAACCTCATCTCCTTCATCAGCTCCAGGTCGAGCAAACCCGCTATAAATCAGGTTTGTTCCGCTATATTCACCACGAAAGGCCATGTCATCGGAAGAGTCCGTAATGGCTCTTCCGTTGGCGTCTAACTTGATGTAAGGATTGTTTTTTACTGTGACTACCATCTATTCCTCCTTAATTCACAATTTCCCAAGCCACAACAGAAACGTCTGTAGCTTGTAATGCAGTCGCATCCGCTGCTTGAACTGATCTGATGTCAAAAGAAGTGGCAGCCACAATATTTGCGGTAGTTAAAAACCCTAATGCAGCGGCTCCAGTAGCACCAACGCCTTGCCTGTATAGGCGTATGATTGAACTTGCGGTAACTGCTGTTGTGTTGATTGTGATCGTTCCACCTGCAAGTGTTGCTGTCCCTGCGGAGTTGGCTCCTGCTGTGCCATCAGTGGCAACACTGCTGTAAACATCCTTGTTACCAGCAGTCCCACGAACGATGTTTCCGTTTGTGGCAGTGATGTTTCCAAGTGTTGCTGTTAAGGTTGTTGTAGCTGTTAATGCCCCTGCTTGAGTCAATGTAAGCGCATTACTTGTTCCTATTGCAGAACTATTTGAGATGACAAAAGTATCCGAAGCAGAATTATCAAGCCCCATTGTCATTGTTGAAGCTGCTACACCTGAAATCTGAAAGGACAGGTAAGGATCACCACCAGAAGCACCACCAACAGCAATCTCGACACCTGCATTAGAAGCAGCATTTGTATTATCCGAATTGGTTACTTGCGCGGTAACATTTGCGCCAGCACTTGATTTAGAAGCTACGACATTCCCTGTAACGTTAGCATCTCCTGCACTGACGGCTAAATTCCCTGTGGTAACAGTTAACCCTGTCCCTGCTGTGATAGTAGTAGTAGTTCCCAAAGAACCTGTAACAGCAGTGTTTCCTGTAGCATTACCGAGTAATACTGATCCAGTTCCACCAGTTCCGATTGTGGTAGTAGCAGCTCCGCTTGTGTTCAATGTAACGGCACAAACAGCATCTAGCGTGGTTGCATGAACCGGACGAGGTGTCGTTGAACCGAAGCCAAGAGCTGGTGGCGAAGCAAAGTCCAGAGCTGTTGCAGTGTCTGCTGTTGCAGGGGAGATGTAACAATTCGTTAGTACTCCTGATGCTGCTTCGGCTGCTGTCGCTGCGCGAATAGAGGCATTCTGTGTTGTTGGTGTTCCCGTAACCCCTGGTGGGTAGCCGGCATATGATAATGGGTTAGCAAATAATCCCATGGTTTACTCCTTTTTCAATAATTTTCTTGACACTGTTGATAAAATTTTTTAGTCCTCTTCATCCATTGCTTCACTTAATTCGTTTAGAGCTAAAATAAACTTAAATGAATTCACTTGATGTTTAGTGGCTTCAATAAACGCTTTTCTAAACTTTGGACTTGTTAGCATGTGGTTCATCATTTTATAACCGACTAAGGCTGCAAAAGTATTTGGAACTCCAAAAGTGAAAACTCCCATGCTAGTCCCAGCCAATTTAGCCACACCAAAAACTGTCATGGCAGCCTGAGCGTTTAACCCCATTGCATCTTTGGCCCACTTCTTCCAGTCGTCGATTTTCTTTTGAAGCGGGTAGTCTTTACGAGCCATGTTTTCTAAGAGTTGACCGCCTTTGACAGAGGTGGTTTCTTTTCTAGCTCTAGCTTCTTTTTCGATTGCTTCTTGGCCTAATTTGCTAGTTTCACGCTCAACTTTCTTGTTTTCAGAAATGCCTCTCTCTAAACGCTTTTGACCAGGAGATTCTTTGATGAACTTGCGTCCCTTTTCTATTTGTTCTTTAGACGGAATATGATCGAGAAGCTTAAGGTTTTTCTGGAGCTGATTAACTCTTCCATTTAGGTTTTGAAAAAAGTCTAGGGCTTCTTGTCCTCCGGCTTCTTTGATATTGAACATTACAGCCGGGTCTTCCATGAAAGTTTCAAACTTCTTAAGATCAATCTTTCCATCTTTCATTACGGAAGAAACCATATCGTTAAATGACTGTTTCTCTAAGTAACCCTTGACTTGAGGCCAATTAGGGCTGTTATGGAACGTCTCTTTAACAAGCTTTTGTCCTTTTCGACTCTTCCAAAGCTTTAGAGTTTTCTCAGGTCGTGAGCCGGTCGTAATTGACTTACTCATCTCATCAAGAATGCCTTCTTTCTCAAAACGCTTGCGTGCTTCGGGGTTGTGAGGGTTCTTAGCCTCAACTATTTCACGGGCAAGCTTCTTGTTCTTTTCAGAAAAGTGTTGTTCAATCTCCCGTAAAGTCTTCTTTGACTTCGCGTAGTTTTGCTCATTCAGCTTCTCAAGCATCTCTCTTTCGACTTGCAACATTTGCTCAGGAGAAAGCGTTTTACGTAGGTCCCCAAGAGTTGAAGGTGACTCAGCAAGCTTTGATATTTTCTCACCTGCTTGAAGCTCACGAATCTTTCGGATTGAGTCTTTTCCATAGAGTGAGGCAACCCTAGCATGTTCTTTCTCCGCCATTTCAAATGCAGCCAACGCTTGTTCATCACCCTTAAATCCTTTTCGAATGTCTTGTTTTAATTCTTTTACGACACCTTTTAGAGCATCTTTTACTTGTGGCTCAATAGCTTCAAAATCCACAATCTCATTAAGGCGACGAGCGAGCTCAATTGAATCACTAAGATAAACATTGCCCTCTCGAATTATTTCATTAATTGCTCCCTTTTCATCTCTCTGAACGATATAACCAAGGTCGTTTAGAGTATCTTCTAGTTTTTTAATGACTGAAGGGTATCCCTCTGGCTTGGTTTGTCCTCTTGAAAGCTTTCGAATTTTCCTTTCAGCCACTCTTGGAGCGCCTTCAGGATAATGCGTTATATTCTCTGCGGCCTCTTCAGCATATGTATAAAGGGGCCGATACTCTGATTTAAGCCTTTCAAGCTGCTTCTTAACATCTTCTTTAACTGCATGACCAAGTTCTTCTTCAGAAGCGGCACGAGGAGCTACCTCTTCAATCTTGGTTGCTATAGAATCATTTGCAAGCGTTTCAGCTTCTTGAATGAAGTCGCCCTTAGGCTGATATGGCTCAGCAAGAGAGATAGTTTCTTTGTTCAAGCGACTAACAGGCTCTTCTTTAATCTTACGTGTCTTTAGGTCTCTTGGAGTGACTTCTTGCTTCTCAATAGCTTCCTTAGCAATTTCAGTCTCTTTAGCTACTTCCTGTTCAGGTAGTTTTATCTTCTCGGCAGCTTGAATTTCTGCATCAGTCAAGGGTTCTTTAAGAATTTCAAGAGCTTTTTCACTAACTTTTTCAGCGTTATTCATGTCTACGCCAGACTTAAGCAGCTTGTCGTAAACCCTATTCACGGCTTCGGTTCTTCCAAAGGCTCTCCCAAGTAGTGACTTACTTAGTTGAAGCGCAAATTTACCAGCCGCACCTCCAGCCTGAAGTAAGCCATCTAATATTGCCCATTCAGTTCCATGTTCAAGCATGTCGTCAAGTGATGGCATTTCTCCCTCACCTACTACTTTGTGAATACCTTTCTCTGCTGCTCCAACTCCAAACATTGTGGCGAGTGAAGCTAATTGCTTCTGAAAAATAGGGCTTTTGGATGCAAGCTTCAAAGCAGGTCCAGCGAAAACTTTAGTTAAAGCCTCAAAGAGAGGAAGTGAACCTACAATTTTCCCCATGACGATAGCTCCAGGCTCATCTTCATCAGGTTTCAATCCAGGAAGTTTCTCAGAATGCCCAAACGTCAGCTCAGAAATAGCGCTCTTCTCAAGTGCCTCACGAGCTCTTCCTGTTGGGAATGTAGCTGCTGGAGTCTCAGTGAACTTCCTTAACAACTTAGGATCGATTTCAGGCTTTTCTTCTTCAAAGTCATCCTCCACAAAGTCATCTGTGGCTGCTTCATCTTCTAGGAAGTCGTCTTCGACAAAATCATCAGATTCGTTCGTATTTGGCATCCATTCCCTCATAAGGAGTTACGGTCCCGGTTTTTCCTGTAGCTTTGTTTCTTACTTTGATCTTTCCTTCAGGAGCTTTGTTCTCTTTCTTTTCTTGTTTTTTTTCGCCTGTTAACGCAGAAGCATCCAAGTCGAGCATTACTGCAAGACCTTCTAGCTTTCCACGAATCTCAGCTTGGGTATCTGAGGGCTTTGGAAGAAGCGTTTTAGTGATGTAGTTGAATCGAGTGTTGGACAAAGTACCGCGGTTAACCATTTCAACCAGAGCAGACTCCAAACCTCCAGAGAGAGAAGTGAAGTTAGCAAAGGCTTTAGCGGTGTCTCCGCCAAAGTTGCTTGTAATTATTCCGGAACGACCTACAGCTGGAATGAGATCAACAAGACCATTAAAAACAGTTTGAGCACGGTTTTTATCTTCTTCTAACTGTTTAGCTTTAATTTCTTCTTTGTCTGGCTTTAGAATTTCTTTAATCGCATCGTAGGAAACGTTTTGGTCTACGACTTTCTTTCTTAATGTTTCTTTTTCATCTTGCTCAAGTTTGGAAGCATCAATTAAAGCCAAAGCATCATTCATTTCTTGTTTTTGTTTCTTTTCAGTCTTAAGCTTTTCTAAATCTGCTTTAAGATCATTTGTTTCCTCTTCTGCTAGATGCTTACGCTTTACTTCCTCAAATTCCTCAACTCCCATATAGTTCTTCAAGAAGTTTTGCTTGGCCGCTGGGCTATGAGTTTTTGCTCCTGTGACTGCATTTAGAATTTGACGAGCAGTAGGATTATCCCCTAAAGACGTGACAGCATTTTGAATCGCGTTTTCATCGGAACGATCCTGATAGCCTTTAACTAAACCGCCTCCGATATTTTGGAAGGCTTCCGACCACGTATTTCTTGCTGGAATGAATTGTACCATTGTTACCCCGCTATTGCTGCCCCTGTTGCCTGACCGACCCCTTGACCTACACCTTTAACAAATCCTGGAACGATCCCTTCGCTGCCTTGTTTGTAGATGTTCTCGACGTCTTTTGTTCCTGTGATGGTGTTGATTCCACCCATTTGGTTTTCTTTATGCTTCTGTTGAGCTTCATACATAAGCTGAGCAAGCTGCGCCTGGAAGTCATTTGCAGCCTTAAGTTGCCCACGACGCATTCCGGAACCTGCAACCTGATTACCTGCTATAAACTTCTCTTGTATCTGTGGAAGAATGTCTTCTTGGAACATCTTAATGGCAGGTTTTGCTACACCTTCATTGAATTTATCTGTGTCAAAAGCACCAAAGATGTCACTTAAAGGTCCTTCACCACCCTTCAATGCATCTGAGATAAGTTTCTTAAGTTCCTCTTGCATTGGGGTTATGGTGCTTGCTTTCTTGATTTTGTCTTTTCCTCCGAAGAGGAATTCGCTAAATTTGGGCATTTGTTACCTCAATTCTTAATAAAATAAACCGTTACGTATCCTGAATAAGCTGATCTATCGGTTCCACCGCTTGTCAAAATGATGTTTGTTCCGTTTCTCACTATCGAAATTTCATTGGCTGCAACCGCAACATCTACGTGTGGCATAAGCAATGTGTCGCTAGATGACAGGGTGCCGTTGCTAATGCAGCAAACCATGTTTATGATCGTGAAGTTTCCTGTGATTCCAAGAGGGATAGTGTTGATTGTGCCTACTGCCGTCCAAGAAGATGTCGGAATAGTTTTTGTCCAAATAGGCTTGTTATTCACCCAAGGAAAGCTTGTCTGTCTTTCTCTCAGGAAAAAGCTGCAATCATCGATGGTTGAGTTTATGGAATTGGCTACCACGATGTGTTCTTGCTGAAGCTGATATTGGAATTGATTCTTCTGATCCTCATCAGTGCCTTCATATTTCTGCCAGCTAAAGTTAGGTTGAACTTTCATTAGTTGAAAATCCTCCCTGCGGGTTTCATATAAAGAACCATCGAATGAATATAAACAGGCTGATCGAGTGTCTGGTCGGTAAAGTCGCTTGCATCCTGATAAAATCGTATTGTGTGAGACTTGGCTACTGCACCCACATAGATGCGTTTCCAAACTTTGACCTGATCATTAACAGGGCTCATAGCGTCTTTTGGATTGAATGTAAGGACAACCTCTTTGTAGCTTCCTGCGGGTTCATTATTACTATCGATGTAAAGCTCGTCATTGAGGAAGAATTGCACTCGAAGAATTGTTTCGACGTTCGCTGAGACAAACAGGTCTACATAGCCAAATCTTGCAAGTTCTCCCTGCTCAATAAATGGGTTGAAGTTTTTCGTAATGACGCTCATTGTCACAGGAGTAGTTCCATCGCCCAGGGTGTTACCAGAGCCAAGCTTATAAACTTTGTCAAACTGATCGCCTGCAAGGTCAATCAAGGCATTATTGGTAATCTGGAAGCTATCCCATGTATCCGCCATGTCATCCCAAAGAGTGTAGATAGAGCTCCATGTAGGGACATTGATGATGCGTCCAAATCCAAGACAGCTAAAAGGAAACTGGTAAACCGCGTAGGTTGCATCCATATAGTTGAATGCTAGAACATTATCAGAGGCAGTTACTTGTGACTGGCTGATAGGTAAGCTATTATAGCAAAGCCATCCTTCTTTCAGGTCATCGAATCGCTCTCCGTAGCATTGCTGAATCGATGTCTGATTCATGAAAGGTACTGGGGTCTGCTGAGCAAGCCTTGTGGGGTCAGTGAAGTCAGGAATTATTTCATCCACGCGCTTGACATTAACAGCATCAGAACCTACAATAGCAGGACGACCCACGGTGCTGAACCATGAGTCATAGTTGATGGAAGAATAAGAGGCGTCGCATGCCCATATATTGTTGGTGCTATCCCAGCGAAATGGGCTAAATGCATCTTGTGTATACCGGAAAATGCGCTCTGAATTACTGAACCGCACAACTAAATCAGTATTAATGAAACCGATTGCGCGAATTGGCTCACTTGTTGATGCTGGAAGAAACTCGTCATTGGTAAAATCCAGCGGGTTCCCGGCAGTTGACCAGAAGATTGTATTAACCGCAGGAACTTGTGTTACTGTCGGAGAAATTAGAAGCAATCGTTGTTGGTTTACAAAAACGTGAAGGCACTTTGAAATGTCAAAGGTTGGGACACCTGCGGAGGCGCTAACTGTTTTGACTGTGAGATTTGTGTTAAGGTAGTGTACTGAAACGCCATCATAATAGAAAATAGGATCAACATTGTTACAGAAAAAAGCCTTTGCTTGAAAGTTTGTTAATGAAAAGAAATTAGAGATGCTTCCTGTGAATAAGTCTCCGAAGACACCTGTGGTTGCATCGTAGTAATTGCCATTAGGAACGTTTGACGAGAACGTAATTGTATAAGCACCAGAAACATAGTTAATGCTCCCGGAAGTGACACCTGTACCTATAAGAGCTCCCACTCCATTATCTGTAACGACGATGGTTCCTAAGGCTCCTGAAGATAAATGCTCTGTGAAAACTAATGTTCCTGGGATTAAAGGAGCTCCGGATAAAGTTCCAGAATAAATAGCTGTCGCACCATTTCCTGTGATTATTGCCGATGCGTAATAATCATGAGGGATTTCTTGAACATCTTGGCTAGTCCCAGATTGTGCTGCCAAAATTCCTTCATTTAGAACAATTTTACCCATTCGAACTTGGTCAAATACTAAAACTTCTTGTGATCCATTTGCTGAAATATATGGCTTGATTCCCATAATAGCAAAAGGAGCAGACCCATTCGTAGACTCATAATCCCACACAAGAAAGGCACAGCTATAAGTGCTCAATGGAGGAGGTGTATTGAAAGTGATGGAATAGTCACCTGTAGTTATGTCGACGGTTCCAGTTCCTCCGGCAGTTCCTACAAGATTGATTACGGTAGCTGAGGCGTCTCCGTCGTAAGAAAATGTTTCTGCTGACGTTCCGGCAACAATAGTTCCATAAGCAAAGAAGTTAGATGTTATAGGTAATTCAGTAAGTGTCCCAGTAAAAGTCGTCACAACTCCATCTGGGACTCCAAGACTTACAATCTTTCGATTAGTAAAAGGAGCAAAAAGAGTATAGCCTTCAATCTTCTCAAGAACTCCTCGGTAAAGGTGGCAGTTAATCATAACCTGATAACCGTCACGAGGAAGCAGCCAAGGTTCAACGCTTTCGTCAAAACCTGTCCGAGCATTACTTATAGGAAATGGAAGGTAGTCTTTCGTGGTCATTAAGTCGGCCTGTAAAAAATCTTATAATTATAGGTTCCAAAGAAATCTGAAGAAAAAGCCCGTCCTTGCAAGTCAAGTGAAAGAGTATTATCATTCTTTAACTCGACTGGATAGTCATCTGAAAGTCCATTAATCTTTATTCTATTGCTATAACCAAAGCATTGGGTTCCATTAGATACGTATTGACCTGTTTGAACACCTAAATTAACGTTATATAAAAGGATTATCCCCATAGTATTAGCAGGAATGGTAGCTATAGTTACAAAAGTACTTGAACTATTAGTTGCAAAAGACCCTGTTATAACATTCTGAAAAGGATTCAAAAGCCAATTGTTTGTTCCGTCGTAGAAATAAGGTGAAGCAGAAGAAACAAAGTATTGGCCATTCGTACCTGCTGGCAATGCAGGACTAAGCGCTTTATTAGGCATCGAAGCTTGCAAGTGGTACATGTCCGAACCACTACCGGCATCAATAAAGTTATGTTCTTGGCTAAGTCCCGTATCTAAGAAGGCAAAATTAGCCTGAATGAGAGGTTGTGTAGATGAAATTGTTTGGTTGCCCTGTGGGACATTATTTGTATAGGCCATGAAGTCTCCTAAAACTTGGGTATTGAGCGCTCATAAAGCATCTCTTCGTATGTGTCCTGCATGCATACGTCTTTAAATCTGGTGTATTCCACCATTGCATCGTTGTACTGATCCATTTGGTTAAATCGTTTGAATCGCTGGAGTGCTGCCCCAAGAGCAATTAAAGGTCCCAAATCAGGACGAAATGGGACATCGGTAAGATTGACCAATGGAGCCGGAGTCTGAATTCCCTGCATCTTGATTAGGTAAACTTGATCGGGAACAGGGCGCAAAACAAACATCGGAACTGCATCTAAGGTCGCCTGCGTTGAATCGGCAAGCAAGTTCTGCCTAAAGAAAAGGATTCCTTGAGGCCTATTTGGCATGTATGTTTGAGATGTCGCTATGATGCTCGCATTGGTCGTGGGCGCTACTAGAAACGAAAGCCCGGCAACGGTCCCTGTTGAGTAATTAATTGAACCAGACACAGCCCCAACAGAACTAAGAGGACTAACTTGGGTGAAAGTTCCGGTCCCGTTAAATGGGTCGCTGGGAACGTCCTGTACGACTTGCGTGCCATCTGTGACATACACACTCCTTGGTAAAACTGGGTAGGCAGATATATTGAATGAAAAGCTATTGCCACCTGAAGCGGTAGCAACTTCTTGCTTGTTTTCTTGCTGCGGATAGTCTTGATAAAAAGTGTCCGGGTCGAGATACCATTCAATTGGGAATCCGTCAGCATAGGCACTGGGATTCACGGTCTGAAAACCCTCGGGAGTTAAGTATTGGTCAACGTTGGCTTGTGTAAAGAATTGAAAATTAGTATAGCCCCAAAAGATTTTAAGCTCCTTGGGCAATACCAATTGGTAGTAATAGTTAATTAAATCCGCGCACTGTTGATTGGAAAGCATCGACTCATCAGGAATACCAGCGATATCCCTGAACTCTGAAATAATGTTTTCTAAGTTCCAGACTGGGGCGGTAAAAACCATTACACCCTCTCACAGACGAAATGGGTCTTGTAGCCTGCAACGTAAATCTGCGGCAATCCATCGGGTCCCTTACGGTATTTCTCGATGTTCTCGCGGCAGCTTTCTAGGTTCTTAATGACTTCGGTTGGCAAGTCATATTGGGCTCCATCAGTGAGCTTGTACATTTTAAACGGATGTGTTTTGCTAGCATAATGGAACTCTAGGACGTGACCAGGATCTCTTTGATTTCTAAAGGTGATCTTCTCGAAATTAGGAACCTGTGTCATTACAACGACTTGATTCTCTTTAAGCTCGGCAGCGATTTTTTCCATTGGCTCATCTGCCGGTCCAGCTAGATGGTTCTCTTGCAATTCCTCTACTGGGATTTTCTTTTCTCTGCTTCTATTGATTACTGTTGCCATTTTTCCTCATTGATTGTTGTACATAAGCCCTGGTGGTTGCCCAGCTTGCGCGACATAAGAAACGATGTTGATTTGTCCGCCGGCCACGTAGGGCTGAAATTCTGTTGTGTCTACCGGAAAGCCTTGAATGGTAAAGAGCTGAAACGTCTTCGCGTTTGAATCAAAGTTGCCAATGATGTATCGGTTATCATTCAACTGTCGCATTCCGGAAACCTTGGAAATGGTCACTGTTTGACCGTCAGCAACCGCAAAAGAATTGGCATCAGCAACGCTTTCAAGAGTCACTACTCCTGGAACGGATTGCGTGATATCAGTGATGTTGTAGATTGTCCCTAACGGGAAGCCAACTAATGCGGTCATTTGTCTCCTAAAAGTGAGGGAAGGATGTAAAGTCCTTCCCCCGTTTGATTACCAGCCTGTGGGAGTTTCAGCCCAAGCTTCCCAGTAAAGGACGTCAGCGGCAGAACCAACCACGCCAGTTCCAAGAGTGATCCCTTGGTAGCCTGTGTCGTATTGATTTCCTGCTGGATTTCCCTGAACGCTGATCTGACCTGTAGTAGCATCGATCGTTGGAGCTGTAGCCGGAGTGGAGATAAGGTTCGCAATACCTCCTGAGACGTAAGTTCCAAAAGCCGAAGTATCTACTGGATTGCCGAAGGTGTCGTATAATGTGAATGTAGAGCCCGAGATACCAGAGACCACATATCTGTTGGTATTAAGCTGTGTCATTCCAACGACTCCAGAAATGGTGACCGTATCGCCATTAACCAAAGTCTGAGCACCTGTAGGAGTTAAGCTAGACAAAGTAACGACGCCGGGATTAGCATTAGATACGCCCGTGATCGTGTACTGAGTGTTGTACCAAACTCCACCAGCATTAACAGGAGTGAACCCGTTAGAAGCTAGAAGAGAGACGGTGGGAACCCCTGCTGTATATGTTGAGATTAATGCTTTCGCACTTGCCACAACGTTTTTAATCCATTCAGAGAATCCAACACCAGTCTGAGCTGCTGTTTTCGTGTAGTTGGTGACAGTAAATCTATCTGGAACGAATCCTAGATTAAGGTTAACTGCGGCACCTGTACTTGTGATAATTCCGTTTCTATATTGACTCATTTCATTCCTCCTTAAAGTCTTTGAGTTGCGAGCAACCGGGTGATCCAGTTGTCATTAAGGAGACGTGTCGCAAATGGGTACTTGTAGCCCACAGAACCACGCTGGTTAAGCGGATCAGAGGTACCAGAAGAACCAAGAGGCTTCACGATAAACTCAGCTTCTTTAGAACCAAGCTTCACAACACCATAGGCTTCTTGACCGAGGATGATGTTGTTCCAGACAGGTGTTGCAGCACTGGAAGCATATCCGTTTGTGCTCAAAAGCCATCTTACGTTGTTTGTGGAGCCCCATTCTGCTTCAAGCGCATCCATAGGGTTAGGGTAGTTTGCAGCGGAGAGGAAGTCTGCGCATGCTTCAAGGTCATTTTGGAGCGTAACATCCATGAAGCCCCAGTAACTTGACCTTACGGGTGAAGTCGCAAAACGGTTTTCTCCAGGGATAGGCTTGGTCATTAATCTTGCGTTACCGAGACGAAGAGCACGTACGGCAGTCTTAATGTCCGCTGTAGTTATCTCTGTAGGGGTTCCGCCGTTAATACCATTGCTGCAAAGTATGCTAGAAGCCGTTGCGACCATCATATTTCTGATTAGTGTGTCCAAAGTTAATCCTAGCTGCAATGAGAGCACTCTTGTTGCCTCATTAAGAACTCTATCTTGTACTGTAAACTGCACTTGGTCTGTAATTGTGACGAAGTTTCCGTACCACTTAATCTGGGTAGAAAAGTCAGTCACGCTCAAAGCATCTCCTGGAGGCGTAGTACCATCTGTAATTGGCACTGTAGCCGCAGAAAGCGTTGAGTAACGTCTAAAAATCATCTGATCGCCAGAATTAAGGGGAATAGTCCTTTTCTGGGCAAACAGGTCGTAGATGTAGTATGGACGCGCTAATGTGAGCAAAAGTCTATCAAAATAGGTTCTGACTTCTGGTGGCACTTGAGCGGTTGTTGTAATTGGCATATATCAACCTATCGGTTAGATACCGGCCAGATTCCTCGATGCGATCTTATGGAAGTCCTCATCAGACATGCTAGCGTAGTAATCAGCAGCACTAAGCTGTCCTTGACCACCAACGGTAGCTAATGTTTGCGGCTTGGATGCATTTGCTAGCGCTCTTTGTCCATTAGTCTGTTGACTTCCCAAAGCCATATTCTGGTTTTGGTTCTGGACGGGAGTGCTTGCTCTTGAATTCAATTCCGCTAACAAATAAGCTGCCTCATAGGGATTGGATGCATTGCGAATCATCTCGGCAAATATCGGGTTCTTACTAGTTAATTGCGGTACGTGCTGTGTGACCATGTTGTTCCAGTCCTGACGCTGAGACTTTGTTTCTATGGCAGTGAGAGCATCTTTTATCTCTTCCCGGAGTTGAATGTTCTCCTGCCTAATAGCGTCGAAAGCCTTCCTAACGTCGCGCGAGTCATCCAAATCCAACGCATTTAATGCATCTTGTTTAGTTGCTTGCACTGATTCTGGTTGACGAGTTGGAACTTTTGCATACGCTTCTGCTTGGCCCCTCCAATAACTCGCCTCTTCTTTCAACTTGGCTGTTTCATCACGTAGTGCCCGAAAGTTCATCTCCTTATCGGACAATTGCTGACCGGCGACGTCTTGCTGTGTTACGCCCGTGTTTAGTGGATCACCGACGAATTGATCCTGAGTTACGTCGTTTGAGCTGTAATTGTTAGACTCAGGGAATAGCTCAGTCCCAGGTCTTGACATATCAATATCCATATTTCCTTATGATCCCGGCGACGGATCGGTTCACGCCCGTTTTCAAGAATTTTTTTGACATCATAAGCCAAAAAAGTCCGTTGATTTGCCAGGCTGGCTCAACGGTAAGCCTTTAAAGTAGGTTGGCGAAGTTAACGCGACCTAAAATTATGCTAAAAGTATCGACCCTGATTTCTTTGCAGTGTCTGCAAGAATTGGGTTAAAGTCTTTCATGCTCGAGGACATTTCTGCTTCACTAATAGGAATGTCATAAGGCAAGCTCAAGTCGGTTTCAACCGTAAGTCGCTTTTCCTTGTGAATCCATTTAAAAACAAGAACTCCAACCATTGGCTGAGGAGGTCGTTTTGCGATTACTTCCCAACCGTTGACAATTGCATTTTTCTGAGTGACATGAGGCTTAGCTGCAAACAAAACCCAGAAGTCATGATGCAACTTCTTGGAATACATCTCCGCTAAGCGGTTTGCGTCGGACCAGCAATCTGCTGCCATCGGTTCTCTTGTCTCGCCCATCTCCTGCATATTGGAGTTGCGTTTTTGTCCTATTAGTGTCGTTTCCATCAATTCCTAAATATTCTCTCCACTTCTTCACCAGCCATTTTTCAACTCTTGGTGGAAGTGGTTCTATCGTTGTTAAGCCCAGTTATAATCTCTAAATTGCGAATGAGCCTTTCCGAAGTCTTTCTGAACATCGCCCTTTCCTGCCATGCCATAAGCTTCATCCATTGCTTCACTCTTCATCTCGTACACGCCTGCTTGCCAGTTATTAGCAACAGACTGAGGAGTCGTCTCACTCTGGTGGCTCACCATCGGCTGACGCTCGTTGTTTCGCTCCATGCTTTCGAATCCAGCTTGGTCTTTCATGCCTTCTTCTCCTTTTTTGTGTTCAATTTGTTCTTAATGCTAACAGGAGTGTTCACATGCTCTGCTTTCTTCAAGGCACTCCGCGCTTTCTTTAATGCACTGATCTTCTTCTTCATCTAAAACCTCTATAGTCACTTTCACTTTCGGAGGAGCCCATAATTGAATGAACTCCATCTTTCCTTTTCTCTCTATTTCTTCTTTAACTTCACTTTCTTTCATGAAGGAAATACGTCTTTTAACGACGGTTAGGACGCCATCAAACTTTTCTTTTAGATCAACCTTATCCATACCCTCTGCCTTCAGTCCCGTATTTTGCACTTGGAAGCAATGTGTTTTGCAGCTCTCTTGGGTTTTCGTATACTGCTTTTCCCGGTGTCACTCCCTGCCACTTTTCCCAATACTCGTGTTGCTGTCTCTCCGCTGCTAGGGCTTTTTGTAGGGACGAGGTTGACGACCCAGTCATCGTTGTAGAAGTGTGCTGTCGCGGGAGGCCGGTAGACAAATTGAGTTGCTCCTCGGCCCAAACTCCTGGTAGTGGATGGAATTTCGGATTGTAAGTATTGCTCTGCCCTGGCTGCGGCTTCAGCGTATTCATCGGTTCGTTTCCTTTTCCCATCTACTCTTCCAAAAGTTATGTTACTATCAAGTCTCACATCTCTATTCTGGAATGACCAAACTTCTTTGTTATCCAGAAAAACAACCCATTCAAGGTCAAACTCCATGCCTCTTTCTATCAGGAAGTTTGCATAACCGCTTCCTTTCGGAGTCATCATTGGCAATGGAGGATTAAGCTGCAAAATCAAAACGAAGCCTTTCCTAATGGTAAGTTGTCATCGCTGTGACTTCCATGCTCATATTCATAAGCCTGTTGATGCTGCTTTCGCTCATTCTCCATCTCAAACTGCAAGTCGCTCATTGTCGGTCCAACTGATCCTTGTTTCAATGCGGCAACACGTTTAGGCTTCTCGCCCACAACGCTTGTGTAACCACCTTCGCCTTGAAACATACTAGCTGTCATCTCTTGCCTTATTTAGCTTTGGAGGACTATTGGCGCCTTTTCTACTTGGAAGCTGTGAATTCACTTTCTTAAACCACTTCATATTGCTTAACTCGATCAGCTTCCCTCTTTGACAATTGGGTGTGCAAAACATCTGTCGTTTATTCTTTTTCTCGTAGGCTCTTTTGCAAAACTCGCAAACACCCTTCTTTCCTTCTGCTATCATCTATCACTTTTCTCATGGTTTTCCTGAAAACTGAATGCCACTTGGATAATCAATCAATTGATCGGCAATCATTTCAAACTTTCTTTCACTTCTTGCGCAATTCATCTCATACTCAAGGTATTCTCTTGCGTGAGGCTGCATTCCTGCCACATCCAGCTGACTGCATGCACTTGCCTCTAGTTCTTCTCTCTGATACAAATCAAATCCAAACATAATTTCTCCTAGTATTTGTGCGTGTCATGCCCATACTGGCTGTTATAATTTCTGTCCTGGTGTCTCTTAATGTGAGCACTTCTATGTGTTCCGGCCTGTTGGTGTCTCGTCGCTTCATTGTTTAGCATTTCCTTAACGGGACCACCTGAATTGTAAAGCGGCTTTACATGCTGAATATTGTGTTGTAAATCTTCACCGGCTAATCTCTTATCGGAAGCTCCAGCTCCCATGAATCCCCATCCGTCGTTATTCATTTTTTCTCACTCACTGCTGGTTGAGGAACCACTGTATCCATAGAGGCTAACCTGTTTTCTTCTTCAACACCTCGCACAATGTCAAGCAGCTTTACAGCGTTGTTCATGTCAATTTCATCCATTTCTTTAACTGCTCGAATATCATTAAGAACACTTCGAGAACGTTCTTCTTGAGCTGCTGCAAGTCTTTCTTCACTGAGTGCTGCGTCGTATTTGATTCTGCTGAGTCTCTCTTCTCCCAGTGATATATCCGTAAATGCCTTCGCCTGTAGCAACTGATTGACCTGCTGCTTATCTTCCATCTCTTGCTGCTGTGCTGCCTTGGCTGCTTCATGCTGCTCTTGAACAAGTTGAGCTCCTCTCTTGCTGATCGGGTAAGGTGAAAGCTCCCAAAGCATCTCGTCTGGAACATCGACGCCACCTTGCTTCATTGTCCATGCTTGCATAAATGCTGACTGTTTCTGGTAATCTGTCATCGGCATCTCTGCGAAGTCGATGTCGTACTCCAGGAAGGTTCCGTTGTAGAATTCGTTTGTCGGTTCCTGTTTGATTAATCGCTCAACCTTCTCTGGAGTGAATTTCTGGATCATTTTGAGAACTTTTTTCATTACAAGAGAATCAGCTTCCTTGAAATTGTCCATGATCGGACCAAGCTGCATAATGGCCATTGAGGTCTTCATTTTGAAAAGCATCGCACTCATTCTGTCGGTTTGATCGTTGGCGAGCGCACCTAAATCGATAAAGTCTTTGATATCAGCGTCGAAGGATTCTTGTAGTGCGAAGAGGCTTTCAGGGAGTGAAGGAGGATCTATGCGTTCGGCGTCAGAGACTTCAAATCCAGGGTTGAAGAAGATAACCTTTCCTTGACCAGTCTGAAAAAGAGATTTTGGGTTAGACACGGCTCCGGATTTTGCTTTCCAACCCGACCCAATCTGCGAATCCATGATGTCCAGCAACTTAGATTTTCGCATGTTATATTCTTCATTGGAATCCCTAAGAAGTCTTTGTAAACCTTGTATCTTCCATTGAAATAGGTCGTAGGATGGGTCGAATACGCAGTAGTACGGGACAAAAGGGTACTCTCCAATTCCCCAAGGGTCTTCACCGCTGTAGAGTAAACGGTTCTCGACAATAACATTATACTCCACTGTCTTAAAGTAACCTTCGATAACGGCAAGGTTGGGGAACATTTGCTGAAGCATGGCCAGACGGTTCCTATCTCCTTTCCAGGGCTTTTGTGCACCTGTATTTTTGTCGACAAGAATCCATCCTTTTTTGTATCGTTGTTTCCAGTACTCATTATACGCCAGAAGCTCTTGCAGGCCCCATTGTCGCGCATAAGGTTCGTAGGTGAACTTCTCGTCCCTATTTCCGTATCCCATTGCGTCAATTTCTCGCTCACAACCAGGTACAAGCGACTTTATAACATCCTTGCTAAGATACTTGCGTCGAGCAACAAAAGTACTATCCTCAAGGTCCATGCGTGTGCTAAAAGGGTCCCAGATGACGTCGTTCCAGTTATCAAGGTGAAACTCAATGCGCCCGTTTACGTAATCGCTTCTATAGTCTATCCAAGGGGATAACCATGAAACTCCTGATACTAATGAATTGTGTTTGGCGCGGTTTATCGCACGATACCCTTTAGGCATCATCTGAGTGTGTAGTAATTCAGTAAGCTGGTCAGCCGTCTCTGGATTGGAGTTTTCTCTGGCCGTTACAATCCCCTGCTGCTGATTAGCGCTGAGGTATCCTGAGACCATGTTGATAGTTTTGCGGCTCTTATTGAATGTGAAAGAATTTCTTCGCTCATCGTTGAGGTATTTCATTTGGTCAAGCGACCACTGATTACCTAAGTAGAAACCTACATCCCTATATGCTTCAGCGTAATAAGTATTAAGAAGCATGTAAGCGCGGTTATAATCTTGAGTAAAGTCCGAGACAATATCGAAGTCAGTTGCCATTCAGTCCCATGTTGTAATTTCGCGTAAGAGTAAAAAAAATTCTTGACACTTTAACCTCAATAAACATAATTCCGATTAAAATTTCAAGAATGTTTTTGACAAACTTAAATTTTTCATGCTATTAGAGGATTATGGAAGAAGAAAAAAAAATCAGAGTTATATCAAAAGAAACACTAAATAAACTACTTCAATGCTTCGCTGAGCCCAGTGAAATGGGAGACTTCTGCCTTAACATGAACATTCTTAGCTATCAAATAGCGGCATCCTCCCAAGTAGGAGTCTCATCTGAAGAAGAAGCTGTAATACTAGGCCTAAGACAAATTGCTCATTTTACAAACTTTTGCCAGCAAAACATAGAGGTTGTTCGCGATCTAATCCAAGTTTGTAGTGTAGAAGAATTCACAGAAGAAGAACTAGAAAGGATGAATCAACCTGAATGTCAATAACGATCCCCTACGGATACGAACCTCGCCCTTATCAACAAAAAATCCTTCAAGCCTTAGATGACGGGTTCCTTAATGCCTGTTGGGTAGTCCATCGCCGAGGAGGCAAGGACACCACGATGTGGAACTACATGATTAAGCGCGCGTTCTTGGAGCCTGGAACTTACTACTACTTCCTACCAAGCTTCGCCCAAGCAAAGCGGGTAATCTGGGATGGCATGACGAATGACGGTAAACGCATGCTCGACTACATTCCCAAATCCATCATTGATGGGAATCCAAACAATACCGAAATGAAGGTCTGGATTAATGGGGCGCGAGGCCAAAGTCTGATACAGCTCATTGGAGCAGACAGTTACGATGCCATAATGGGTACGAATCCACGTGGGGTCGTCTTCAGCGAGTGGTCTCTCATGGACCCGATGGCCTATGAGTTTATCAAGCCAATACTCGCAGCTAACCGTGGCTGGTGTGCATTTATTTACACACCTCGAGGGAAGAATCATGGATGGGATCTGGCCGAAATTGCCAAAAAGAATCCGGATGAATGGTTCTTTGAAAATCTCACCGTCAGAGAAACCAATGTCCTTACGGAAGATCAAATAGAAGCCGAGCGCAGGAAAGGCATGCCAGAGGACATGATTCAGCAAGAGTTCTATTGTAACTTCAATCGGGGCCAAGAAGGTTCGTATTATGGAAGGCAAATAGAATCTCTTAGGAACAAGGGACAAATAACTCGAGTTCCATTTGATCCCGCAGTCCCCGTCCGAACTTACTGGGACATCGGAATTGGGGATAGCACAGCGATATGGTTTGCTCAATTTGTTGCTAAAGAGATCCATCTTATTTACTACTATGAAAATTCTGGTGAAGGACTAAGTCACTATGTTCGCGTCCTTGATGACTTTCGTCGAGAAACCGGATGCGTATATGACCTGCATGTTGCTCCACATGACATACAAGCTCGGGAGTTGACATCAGGGAAGACACGACTTGAAACAGCTCGGAGGTTAGGTCTGAGCTTCCGCGTTGCGCCAAAGTTGATGTTAGAATCTGGCATAGAAGCTGTACGTATGCTTCTCTCGCGCTGCTGGTTTGATGAAAAGCGATGCGAACATGGCCTGAAGTGTCTTGAAAACTATCGTAAGTCCTACAACGAGAAGTTTCGGGTGTACGGGGATAAGCCCTTCCATGATTATACGAGTCACGGGGCGGACGCATTTCGTTACCTTGCGATAACGGAGTCGGATTTTCGTCCGGATCGAGGGATTGATGACGGCGATTACGATCGTATGAGAGGTCTGTGGGGTTGGAAAGTCTAGCGATATCCCAATTAAGTTCAGAAATATCTTCTCGAATCTCTAAAAGTTCCTTTAATATTGCGCCTACATGATCTTGTAAGTTCTCCATTTTTTTCATCCCCTGTAATTATTTTTTCCAGAGCATATGAAAACATCGAATTTTTCTAAACACTTTTCTTGAGAAATTTGAAAACTCATTTGCTTGCGTTTTAAGCCCTTAAAAAAAGTTAGACGACCCAAAGTGAATTCCAACATACACAATCACCCTGAGCCGTCTAAAAACGGCCTTATGTAGTCCTTAAGAATCTGAATGCATTCTTCATCGCCATATCCAATCGGACAAACTCCATTTGGAAGCTTAATCTCGACTACACTTTGCCTTACGTAAATGTAAAACCTTTCTGTAAAGAGATGTTGCACTCCTTCAACGATTTTTTCAACTTCTTTTTTGGTTTTCTCGGAGGATTTAGCTCTATTTTCTTCCTTCTGCGCTTTCTCTGCTTTGATGTCTTCCTTGGTTTTGTTCGGAACCCATCTTTCGTTAAGCGCTTGTTTGCGGATTCGCTTCTCATTCACCGGGAGGCCCTTCTTGGTTTGGGCCTCTATGTACTGCTTGGCCGCGAGCTCCGCGTTTTTTATAGCCTCCTCATCCGGAGGCTGTTCTTTGGAAGAAGAAGAAACAACAACGGGAGCGTTAGCGACCTTCTTCTTCTGTTGTTGTTCTTTTACCTTGGTATTCTCTAAAGAAACATGTTCTTCTTTATTGTCCTGGTTTTCCGGAAGCTCATTTTCCGTATCCGTGTTTTCAGGAAACGGTAAACATTTTTTGAATTTAGGTGTTTCAGATATGAAATACTGGTACCCGGCAAACCTAGATCCCTCGGTTCTTATAGGAACTCTTTCCATGTAACCAAAATCCATGAGCTCTTTAACCATCTTATAAACTTTATCTTTTCCAGCTCTTCCTTTAGCGTGCAAAATTACTTGAGATATTTTTATTTTCCAGTTTTTACTATTAGAAAGAAGGTAAGAGAGAAGCCAGATAGCTTCAAAAGATAGTTCTTTATGTCTTAGGATGTCATTTAGGATTTGAGCGTATGGATGCTCCGCGTCTCGTGGGCATCTTTGGATTGTGTCTCTGTCTGATGAGTAGGATGATATCATCTTTATGTTTTCCTTTTTCAGTTTTTATTTGCAAAAAAAAGCCAAAGAAACATAGAATGATATTGTGGAGCATTCCATGTTCAAATGGACACCGTGAAAGGGAAGTGCAGTAGCTTCCTTTTCACAATTTCCTCTAAATTAAGCCCCCAAATCGAAGCCTAATTAAAACAAATCTTCTAACACGTTTCCCATATGTTTGGCAAATGAATTGTTAAACAGGCTGCGAACCGGTAATTTTCCGGCTCGCTATCGATTACCTGCCCCGTTCAGTAGTACTTCCCATCGAGAATCCCCGACAGGCTGAACAGAAACACCAAATTTAGGAGCAATAGAACCGAGAAGGACTTGAACCTTCGACCTCTCCCCATGACAAGCATGGATCACAACGCTCTAACCAACTGAGCTATCAGTTCTTTTTACAAAGGCCCTGGAGGGACTCGAACCCCCGACAACGCACTTAACAGGCGCGTGCTCTAACCAACTGAGCTACAAGGCCAAACTGGCGGATGGCTCTACCAGTTTATTCCGACCTTCATCCTCAAAAGCAATGAGGCATTGCCGGAATCGGGTTCACCGAGAATCGAACTCGGATCTCCTCCGTGACAGGGAGGTATGTTAGCCGGTTGCAACATGAACCCAAGCTGGACAACAGAGGAATCAAACCTCACCTCCTGATGCATTCAGGCACTCTACCAAGAGCTTGTCACCCAAAAAAAAAGCAGTCGGCGGGAGTCGGACCCGCGGCATCCTGCTTGGAAGGCAGGCGCTCTACCTACTGAGCTACAACTGCGTTGCCCCTATACGGATTCGAACCGTAGCTCTGAGATTGAAAACCTCATGTGCTAACCGCTACACTATAGGGACGTCATCAAGTGTCTTTTTGCCTTTAGTTTTCTTCTTCTTATGATAGCAAGGAAAATAAAACTCATGGCCCTTACTCCGAATGAGTTCCATAAACCGCTTGCATGAATCACATGGATCGAAGGGACTCGCATCAATCATCAACCATCTTTTCCGCATATTCTTTGGCAAAATCTAACTGAGTATTTAGATTATTCAAGTTAACCTTAACCATATTGTTATGCATGCTAAAGACTTGCTTGTGAAAGTTTCTTATTGAATCATTTATCATTCCAAGAGACCTCATAATGTCGTAAAACTGATCTTCTGTCATGGATATGCCTCCGAAACTATTCCTAGAATGTCTTTTTCTGTAACCAACATCAACTCTTCATCTTCTGCATCGATTCGTGCTCCACAGTAAGGAACCATCAGTAGGACGTCCTGAAGGTTAACCTCAGCCTCTACCTTTGACCCCATATCAAGCACACGTGCCCTAAAGGGCCTATCTCCGTTATCAGTAAGAATCAAAACTCCCCTTTTCTCGGGTTCTTTGAGCTTTCTCACTAATATGTTTTTACCTATCGGCTTTATCATTTTCTTCCTTAAATTCTGGAGCAAGAGGCAGCGGCATCCAATGCGTTATAAGTCCTCGTGCGCCTTTTTGTGTTATTTCTTTTCCATCATAATTGTCGTACCAGAACCTACCGACTCTCTCGGCGATCTGAACGAAATACATCCTAACTTTTGGGTGACAGTCGTAGTGAGCAACAAGAACGTATACGTTTTGGGCAGGTAGACGTTCTTCGACTTTTATCCAATCCATTTTTCTCATGTCTAAACACTTTTCAATAGCCGTTACCCTTTCTTCAATCTCGTGTAAATAGCAGTGACATTCTTGGTCTTCAAGGCCGCATTTATCACATTCACCCGACATGTTTTTCCCTAATCTTCCTTAACTCTTTTGTGAGAACAAACAAGGCTCTACAAAGAGAAAAATCGTCTGCTATTGGATATTCTTCGTCAGGGTAGTCTTTTTTATACTTTTCCCTATGCTCAATAATGGACTTTTCCCACTGTTCGTCATGCTCCTTAAACTGTTCTTCAAGGAACTCTAGCGTATATTCTTGCATTTCATTCTCTCTTTGCAACGGCAGTTGGCATTGGTGCACTCTAAATCAAAATTAATGGTGTTGAATTTATAAGGAACGATTTCTCTATCCCCTCTAATCTCATCCCATTCCTTTTGAGTCATTTCTTCCATGAAATACCTTACGGAAGTTTTTTCCATTTTGTCACTCCTATTACGTGTTCTTCAGCGCCGTATTCCTCTTCTTGAACAATCCAACCTTCATAAACTTCATAGCAATCTAAGATAGTTTCTTCTGGCGATTCAGGAATCTCTTTTTTAAGGCGATATGATGAGATATTGAACTTAAACGTAACTTCGTGCCAATCCTTTTCTTTTTCCATGTCCTCTTCGCAACAAAATGTCTTGTTTCCAAAGCATAGAACGCGCTGACCATTATTGGGCAATCGCTCGGTAACACTATACTCTTTTATCTCACTACCCATGACAAAATCCATTCCCTTATTGCTGTGTATTTGAAGAGCCAATAAAATGTGTAAATGGGTCCGCATATCGAGTGAAATACTCCCCATAGTACCGATTTATTGATCGCATAGGAAAGACAGCCAGAAATAAAGCTCCACGGCCAAAGCCGGATAACTGTTATGTCTCTCACTTCTTCTTCATTCCTTTAAGAGTCTCGGCAAGCCGTGCTCTTCTTGCAGTCGTAGGATTCTTACTATGCTCTGCCTTCTTAAGTTTCTTTTCAGGAATCTTTTTTCCTTCTGGAACTCCAAGGGTCTTATGTAGAGCTCCCGGGTGTTTAATTGCTTTTCCTATCCATTTTTCTTCTGCCATTTTATCTCCATGACCAGTCTTTCGTATCTTCCCATCCATAGGGAATCAAAGGCTGGATTTCTTGTTCAGGTTCTTTTTTTTCTTCAGGCCACGATCTTACGGGTTCCTGTATTGTTTGA